GTAGGCGATGCGGTGTCGTCATGGCAGACCCGCACCAACCCTCCGGGTTGCCCCGGTACCCATCCAATGGGCCGCCCTAACGCAGGGAAACGCTCAGACAGCGCCGCCGGCCGCAATAGCCTTGGCAGCGCGGGCCAATCGACGACGGCGTCGCTTGGCTGAAGGCGCCTGAGAATCAGTCTGAGGCTGGATCTCATTTGGCGCCAAGGGTCGAGGTGCACGCGGTGTGCGGCTGCCTTTATCACGCCCGAAGATCTTCGTTTCCGACATCATCCGAGCAAGGTCATCCGCAGACGTGGCATCCTTCGCTTTCCGAGCAAAACTGCCGACACGCCCGACCGTGCCGGCAATCCGCCCAAGACGGGGTGCGACCCTATTAAGGACCCCGACGACATTCTTCCAGTGGTCCCCGTCCTCATTATTACGGACCTTCGTCCAAGGCTTCAACGACACCGATGCACGAGAGTACAACTCTATCGCGACGGGGTCATATGCAGCTGAAGGTGAGGTCAAGGTTGTGTAGGCCAACTGATCAGGAGTCGGGAAACACTCTATATACGCCTTGACAATGACAGTTAAACGGGTCCCAATTGGCAAACCATTGAAGTAAGCACCAATGGTATTCCACGGGGCAGCTTGTACTGACGCTATCGTCTGTGGAAACAAGCTACCAGTTCGTGGGGCCAGAATGATACCGACATTACCCCCGGTATCAGGATTTGTGAATTGAGGTTCGTAAATTTGATCGTAATAGTTCGAAACCCCAATCGGATTCGAGACAGCTTGCAGGGTATTAACTCCCATGCCCCCATCGTACGCTTCCCATTGTTGACTCCCCGACAATAATAAGGCAGCCCCTGGCAAAGCAGGAGGCATCGATGACCGTACTATCGGCACGAAGTTTAACACTGAGGTCGGTGGGAGAGGTTGAGTGTACAGAGCACTATCCGTTAATGCCTGCGGAGCCTTGTAAAACACACACGCGCCACCCTTAAGCAGTTCTGGAGTTGTATTGTGGATCTCCACACCGAAGGAGACCAATCGGTTATCGCCAACTAGAAAAGGCGAAAAATCGAAAGGTATCACAGTCGGAGTGGGAACCAAACGCCAGGTACTCAGGGTGGGATCATAATAAGGAAGCGTGCCTTGCCCAGCAGCCTGAACGACTATATTCACCGGACCGACACTCCCGTAGAGTATAGGGAGGTTAGTACCGGAATAGACGGTCGGAGTAAGCATAGGCTGTTGCCACATCTCACGAATTCCGAGTTGCGGAAGAGTGAAAACGTGGACATCAGTGTGGACGTCGTCAACAATATTAACCGTCTGGGTCAGGTTAATAGTCTGAATCAAGGATGATCCAACGGTCGTGTCAGGAAAACCGACCGGTCTAGCTTGCCAATCATGGAAAGGATCCAGAGTCTGGGTGACCCAGTCCTTTCCAGCTGGAGTAATATCGCGGCTCGCCTCAAGCGCGAGCAGAGCTTTCGATTGTGGTTCAGATTTTGAGTTCATTATCCCGTGACCCCTCAACACGGCCGGGGTCATAAAAGGGCTCCGTGCAGCCCGGCTAGGTAGAATTATCCGACATGTGATGACCACTCAACGTGCTGAGTGCTATAGTCTTCACGCACGACATCACCGTCAACGAATCGGCCGTGCCCGGCATAAATCAAACCCAGCTCTTTTCGTACCAAACAGGTACCTGGAGCCCCCAAATCCTCCAACGGTTGGAGTTCCGGGGT